ACCAAAATCAAATCCAAATGATGTTGTTAATGATGATGTATTTGTAGTTGTTTTTGATAATGTTATTGAATTTGATCCAATACCAGACACTAAAGTATCAAATTGTAAAATATTGGTTTGATTTGGAACTTTCAAATTTACATATTGTGGTACAAATTTAATTTCATCAATATATTTGTTCAAAATATTCATAACTTTTTGATTAATTTTAATACCACTTGTATTAATTCCAGTTATTTTATTTGTAGTTACTCCAATAACTCCAGTTGCTGCTAACCCAACTATTATTGATGTTGTAAATCCAATATAACTGATTGATCCTCCAGTTCCAACTCTAATATCCAGAACTTCTGATGGTACACCTATTAATGGTGCATATCCATATCCACCAGTAAATGCTAATGAAACTAATATTCCTCCCCTTGGAAGATCATTTTGATTTATATCATAGTCAACTGTAAATGATTCTGAAGTATTTGGTAAAGTTATTCCTGCAAATCTTATACTAGAAATTCCATTATTTGTTAATGTTTCATAATTATTTCCATTATTAGTTTCAGTATTTGGAGTTTGGAATATGTCATTTAATATAAGAATACTATTTCCTGGTTTTGCATCAGAAACAATATTACCTTGATTATATAAAGTAAATGTTCTACCAATACCAGTAAATTCTAATGAAATATCATCATAAATTTTATTAGTTGTATAATCTTTTCTCAAATAAACTCTTCCATTAAAAGTTGATTTTGGTAAAGGTAAATAATTGTCAGCAAATAAAGCATTATTTCCTTTTCCATCAGGAGCTTCAGAAAACCATACTTTATTTCCAACAATATTATATGAACCTTTATAAATTCTTATTTGTGAATTATCTAAATGAGTACTTGGAATTGAACCTAAAGCTCCTCTATTAACATTACATAATTGAAGAGTACCAATTCCAGTAATTGGACCAGATGGGGTAGTTCCAATTCCAACACTAATAACTGACATATATTCATCATTAATTTTAAGAATGTCTATAGGTTGAATGGAAGATATTCCAGATAAAGAAATAAATGTTGTTCCTGTGCTAACTAGACCATCAATATTTCCACTTAGTGTTTTAGTTAATGGTGTATAAGTTAAAGGTGCCTGCATAACACCATTAACTGTTAAAACAGTTTTTTCAAGTTTTTTCTTCATTTCTAATTTGTGAGTATTTCCAGATCCATAATTTGTAAATGTAAATCCTATTCCATTTTTAGTTCCAGTTAATGTGAAAGTATTTTCTCCCAATTTTTTCGCATATACTGTGGATGGTAATATATCAGTTATTATTCCAACTTGATATTCACTTCTAAAAGTTGTTGCTGTTGAAACATTATTTAATGTTACCGAATAATTTAAATTATTTGTATAATATAAGATATTATTAGAAGTTGGAAGATTGACTGAAGATGTTATATAATTAATTCCTATGGAAACTATAGTTCCATATTGGGTATTGTTGCCAGAGAATATTCCAGAACCAATCTTTAAAATCGAAGTATTTGCAATTCCCGTAATAACAGTAGAACCGGAAGAAACGCTACCTACAAAATAACTATAAGTTTGTCCAACACTAACAATTTTTGTTCCATTTGGAATATTTGGTCCATAAAACACATTAGAATCTGAAGTTATTATTCCTTCAGATGAAGCTATTCCAGTTACAGTTTTAAATCCAACTATAGAGTCTCCAATAAAATATGTGCCCCCAACAACAGTAGTTGATATTCCAATTGCGGATGCAGCAACACCAATAAGAGTAGATCCTGGTGTGTATATTAGTTCTTCATTATCTTCAAAAAGATGATTGGTTATTGAAAATGTTCCTGTTGAAATATTTAATTGTTTAATATTTTTTGGATTAAATGTTTTTTCAAATATGGGAATTCTATTCCAATTTAAATCAAAATCTAATCTATCTTTTCCATAGTTATTAATGGAACCATATTTATTAATATATAATTGTTCTTTTGTTGGACCATAAGATAAAATTTCTGGAATATTGAATTCATCGTTTTCAGAATATATAAAATGATCAATTGATTGAATTAAAAGTTTTGTTGAAGCAAATTTAGAATCTGGATAGAATATAACATTCACTAAAGATCCATCATTTACAGTTGAAAATGTTCCCAATCCAGCAGAAGTTCCGGCAGTAATAAATGGATCAGTTTGAATTTTTGTATAAACTTGATCACTAATTACTAATATTTGGTACACCGAAACAGTAGATCCTACAGAAACTCTTACTAATGATTTTAATCCAGATTCTATAGAACTATCAAAAGTTTTGATTGTACTTATACCAGTAGTATATAAGTAGTTACTTTCAATTCTACAAGTTTTTTCTGATTCTGGTAATTGATCTTGAACCAAAAATCTATACACACCTTCTCCAAAATCAGTTTTTCCTATTGCAACAGTTTTTGTTTTAATAACAAGATTGTCATTAGTTTTATTTGTAAAATTTAAACTTAAAATTCCAGAATTTTCTACTAATCCAAAAGTTCCAATATATCCTCCAGAAAATCCACCTAAATGTTGTGAAGAATCAAAATAAAATTCTGACAAATGAGTATTATTTCCGTCATAAGTTCCAACAACTTCATAGTAATTTAAAGAATAATCTTTAGTATTAATAACTAAACATGATGAATGTATTGTATGATAATCTGCAGATAAAGCTCTAAAAACAGAAGTTGTAAATCCAATTTGATTTTTTACAGTTCTTGCCTCACTAAAAAATCTAAGAAATCCATAGTCAGTAATTCCAAATCCAGTAACATTTGGTAAAGTGAAATATTCTCTATAAATTTTTAATTCATATTTAGTATCATAAGGATCTGATGGAGTAAATCTTAAAGTAGGATCTCCAACATTATTAAGTGTTCCTTCAAAATATCCAAGATTAAAATTGGTATAAAGATCGCTTTTATTTAAAGTGTAAGTATTTTTAAAATCATTTAAAACTACTAAATCGGAAAGTTGAAAAGATTTTTCTTGTGCTTCAGTTTGAGGTGAATTATAAACTTGAACTAAAAATTTGGAATAAAATCCACCTATATCATAAGAAACTGAATCTAAAAATTGATCTTTATTGAATTCTGAACTAGAAAAACTATTACTAATATCATCTATTTGTAAAACTCTATTCGATCTACATTCAATAAAATTACTTAATTTTTTATTAAATAATTTTATATTAGAAGAAGATCCAGAAAAAGAATCATAATCAATTGCCAAATCAAAATTTTTAATAACATCTACACTACTTTCATTATCTAAATTTAAGACAGTAGTTAATGAAGAAGTTCCACCAATTGAAGTTTTGGATGAAGAACTAAATCCTATTTCTCCAAAATTCTTAGTACCAATTGGATGTACCAATTTATTAACTGCTTCCGAAAATTTATCATATTCTACATTACTTTTAATCGAATATGATAAATTTTGATAATAGTCATTATCTGGTAAAGATTGGGTATCAAAGTTTAATTTTCCAGTATCATTAGACCATCCAACAGATGCTCTAGTAAAAGAAGAATAATTAAATCTTGCAGAATATTCAAATATATCGGATATTAACGCTTTTGAATTGGAAACAGCACCTTTTATAAAATCAAATTTTTTAATTTTATCTGATGTTTTAGAGACATTAATTGAACCATTTAATACACTTTTAATTTTAATTTCTGTTGGTGTATCATTTACGTATAAATTTTCACCATCAATAAAAGTACTTTTTATTTGAGTTATTTTAAATAGAGGATATACATTTTCATTTATAGCAGAACTATATGTTGTTTGACTTATTACTGGTATTCCTGGGTTTAATGTATATGGTGATACATCATATTTCAATAATCCATTTCCAGCATCATTTACAAACTCAACAACTTTAAAGAAATTATATCCATGATCTTCAGAATTAAATCCATCTCCAGGAAAAGTAACATTTCCAAATTCATCTACTGATGGTCCCTTTTGAACACCTTCAACAAAAATATAATCACCAGGAACAAATGGTGGGGTAGAAAATCCAAAAATTGGAGGAGTTCTAATATTAGCATGAACTATTCCATCTATTGTTGTTGTTATACCAGTAATTGTCACTCCATTACTATTATTAATAGTATATAATCTATGGTTAGATGATGCCAATCCTTTTGGTCTTGATATTATTTTTATATTTCCAACTGAACTTCCATTTAATTCAAGTTGCATTACACCAGAAGAAACTTTTTTTCTTGATAAAGTATCAACTAAAACAAAATTTGGTTTTGATAGATAATTTTTTCCACCATAAACAACTTTAATTTCTGATATTTCTTCATCATTTGATAATAATAATAATGTATTTAAATTTGCTGACGGGCGCAGAGTTTTATCAGATGGATAATCAAAACCATCATTCGAAATTTCTATTGATTTAAATTTACCAATAGAATTGGATTGTATAGAAAGTAAAGCACTATTTCCTGATATTCTTTTTGAAAAAGAAGTATCAATTCCTACTATTTTTGGTAACTGTGTATATCCCGATCCACCACTTAGAAGTTTTATCGAATGTATTGGTCCAGTTGTATTTTTTGAAGTTGTATAATAACGTATACTTACATCTTGTCCAGAAATATAGTGTAAGTTTTCTGGTATATTGTTTAAACTAACATAAAAACTATTATTCGATGCTTCAGAAACAATATAATTTGTATTGTTATATAAACTTTCTGTAAATATTATTTGATAATCATTTGTATTTACATTTGAGAATATTGGATAACCATCTTTAGTTAATGTATAATATAGTGATGGAATTGAAGTATCATAATTAATTGTAATAGATCCATTAGTACCTGGAATTCCATCAGTTACAACGTTAAATTTTGATGTTGATCCAGTTGAAACAAAATTCTTATTAAATTGTTTATCATAAAAAATATTAAAATTATATCCATTTAATGAAGAATCTGAAAGATCAAAAGACAAATTATTATTTCTTATTGATACTATTTGTGGATTTATTAATGATAACTCTTGACCATTACCACCAACATTTTCTATATTTAATTCTTGTGCTGGAAAAGATACCGAATCATAATAAGTTTCACATAATTTAATTGTATTGCTGTCAATTTTATTTACATAGTAAATACCTGTTGAAATTCCACCATTAGTATAATTTTGCGTATCGTAAAAAACTTTCTGACCGTTATAAAATTTATGGGAAAGTATTGTAATAGTATTTTTTGAAGTGTTTATTGCAGAAGAATTAAAAGTTATTGGATCTACTAAAAGTTTATGGAAATTTGAATTATATTTTACTTTTAATGGTAATGAAGTAGTTATTCCACCAGAATTTGTTTTAGGAATCACCTCAAGATTAACAGATTCACCATTTGTTAAACCATGTGGATTTAAAGTAGTAATTTTTGATTTTATTTTTGATGCGGTTCCAGTTATTACTTTATTGGTAGATTCTACTTTTTCAAATTTATAATCATAATTATTTGAACCGTTTGATATAAAATATAAACCAGAAGATGTTGTTGTTAATCCAATTTGAGTTACTATACCAATAAAATCTTTTGATTTTTTAATTACATACAATTCCACACTTTCGTTAACATCAGCAGGAATTGAAAATTGACTAGAAGATGGGGAATTAGAAACTGTAATTGATACGCTACCTAATGCTGGACTTACTGCTAATGATATTACATCATTAGTTTCAAATGGATGATTTGGCAAATATATTGATCTTGTTGGTATGGAAACTTTTTTAGAAAAATCTCCATAATATTGAGTAGAAAGAATATCAAGTCCGTCAGCAGTTCCCACACCAATTGAAAGTTGTGGATTAAAATAAACTATTGATTTATTGTTAGAAACAAAACTATTTGTATTTAAATTTATTTTAAATTTACATGGTATTTCAGTTACCGTTGATGATGCTGTATGAGATATTCCCGTTTGATTTCTTTGACATCTTAAAATATTATCATCTAAAATATTTAAAATAATAAAATTTTCATTTCCTATTGAAACACTACTACCAATACTAACATTTGGTAAAGATTTATCCAAATAAATATCCGTAATTACACCAACTGAATTTGCTGAACTTAAATCTCTAAGTAAAATTGACGATGCAGTATCAAAGTTTATTTTATGATTTCCATTCAATCCTTTTATTGATGAAGTACTTAAACCACTAATTTGAATATAATCTTGATCTGAAAACTTATGAGAAGGTAAAATTGTTGCTATTATAGAATTGTTGTTTTCCCAAGAAAATACAACGTTTTCATATATTGCATATGTGGTATTAATTTCTTCTATATCTACTCCATTAAAAATACTAGAAACAACTGCAGATGCTCCTGATCCATCAGTATATGTGTTATCAAAAATAACATTATCACCCACACTATATCCACTTCCAGATATTTCAACATTTATATTTTCTAATGATCCAGTTTCTATAGATTTTATTTCACAGTTTTGTTTTAATCCATAATTTCTAGGTAAAAAGTAATTTCCAGAATTTTTTCTATTAACTCTATATGGAAAAGTATTTCTTAATAATTTATTATCATCTAAATCTAAATTTTGATCCAATACAAAATTATCAATTGGTTTAGATCTAAAAGAATTTCCAATAAAATATGGAAATTCACCAACTATTTCTGTCTTAGCTGAAGTAGTAACATCTAATTTTGTACTAGCAAAATATGCATATATTCCGTTTGGAAATTCTGGGGTTTTGGTAAATCTACCATTATGTTCATCCAAATCTCCAGAATTTGTGAATTTATAATCTTCTATAAAAAATCCAGCAGGTAATATATCCAAAGATGGTCTATTATTAATATTTGATGGTTTTAACTCATATCCAGTTTTTAATCTAATAGATTGTGAAGAAAAATTTAAGGGATCTTTATATCCATATGGTCCATATATTGGATTACCATCTTTTGCCCATCCAATTATTTTAGAGTGAAATGTATTTGGGTCTGGATCATTAAATTCTATACCTTCTCTGTTTGAATAATAATCATTTACACCATATGTTAATGCTGTTTTTTCTTTATTTTCTAAATAAAATTCGCCAGGATATCTAAAATGATCATTAACTGTTAATGATCTTATAGTTGGAATTAAAACAACTCCTTGTCCAACTGATGATACAGTTATAGTTGTATTATTATCATATCCAATACCAGAATTTAAAACTATAACCGAATCTATTAATCCATCAACTACAACCGCTCTTAATTTACAACCTATCCCACTACCAATTACTATTAAATCTATAGATTTATCATAATTTGATCCTTTATTTTGAACTTGAACTGATATTATTTTTCCGTCAAAAATTAGGGGTTTTAATTGTGCCCCAGAACCTTTTTTTATACTTATCAAAGGTTTAATATTTAAATTAAGTGCAGTAGATCCATAATCAGATCCTGGATCATACAAATATGCACCAGTAACTTTTCCTCTAACTATTGGTGTTAATTGTATAGAAGAACTAATTCCGATGTATTCTGCAATTACCTCAACAGAAATTTTTGGATATGAAAATGTATGGTATCCATTTCCAACCGAAGATATGATAGTTGGATTTCTTTTTATGTAATTTAATTTACTAATTGGTGTTTCGTTTTCATTTATTTCTCCACCATCGGATAATTGGAAAGAATTATCATTAATTTTTAAAACATAATATTTTTTGTTTGTTGATAATCCAACAATAGGTTCTTGGTCATAAGAATAATTAATTAAATCACCATCATTAAAACGATGTTCTTTAAATGTTATAATACTTGTTTGTGTTGATATTCCAGATGGATTAACATTTAAAGATTTGTAAGAATATCCTTTTCCGGGATTAACAATCCTAACATAAGATAAAACTTTAATAGGTTCAAATAATCTAAATTTATGAATGCCATAAGTATTAACCGTTGTTATACCGATGGTATTAATTCCACTATTTAAATCTGAAGAGGTTGAGAATATTTGAATACTCTTGGGATTAAGAACCTTTGTTAAATAAATTCCACCATTAATTAAATATTGACCACTATCTAAATTAGAACCAGCAAATGATCCAATACCAATTCCCAAATTTCCATTAGAATTATAAACTATTTTTTGTCCATTGACTAAACCATGTGGTTCTTTAAAAATAAAAGAATCATTTACAACATCAACAGATCCCCCAAAATCTAAAGTTTCTCCACTAAAAGGAATTTCTCTATATTGTTTTTTAATAATGGGCTCAAAAACTGCATTTTTACCATTTCCACCTTTTGCAGAAACAGATATAATTCTTTCAATTCCAAATTGTTGAGGATCAACTAATACTTCTTTGAATTCACCTTCTACTATTAAATTTATTTTTGCAGTAGTTCCAATCCCAGTATTTGGGGAAGTAATTTGAACTTGGGGAGGATTGATTACATCATAATCAAAACCAGGGTTTGAAACATCAATTCTTTCTAGTGGTCCATAATAAACTTTATCAGTCGATTTATAATTGATAATATCTACACCATTAATTAATGTTCCAATTACACCATGCTCTGTTTCTACTTGCTTTTCATCTGAATTAAAATCTTGATTTAAAGAAATTCTTTTGAGAGAATTTGATGGATTTATAATTTGTGATGCATGTTGAATAAGAACAAATTTATGCTGTCCAACTTGATTATTTTTATCAAATCTTAAAAAATCTTTTACTGGTAAAAAGGAAACAGCAGAATATAATCTTATTTTATTTTTTTGTGGTAAAACTTCAACATAAAATTCTGAATTATTTTGCAATCCATTTATGGGTGAAGATGTGGTATGAAAATACTTAACTACATCTCCAGTTAAAAATGGAACTTCATTATCAAAAGATAATATAGTATACTTACCACCTAAACTGCCATCAAAAAATTCATTTGTATCTTTAGAATTGGTTATAGTTTTTGAAGATTGTTTAATATCTAAAGATATTTTTCTTGATGGTAAAGAATTTGAGGCAACATACATGTCGTCTTTGTACACGTATGTATTTTGAACATTCGATAATATATTATTATATTTTAACGGTATAATAGAACTAGATGCATAATTATATTTTCTTCTTATTGCTATTTTTTGTTGTGGTAAAATACCAGATATTGGAGTATCTAAAGTTATTTTATTATTTAAAATAGAATTAACAACAACATCTTTTAAAACTACCATTTCAGTATCTTTTAATAAGATGTCAACAATATCATTTGTCTTTAAACTAGTAGGATGGGGTTCTTCATAAGTGTCTATTACTGGACTTCCTACAGAAAAATATTGAATATCATAACTAGTTCTAACATTATAAATGAAAGAATTAAAAGCATATTCTTTTATAGTTTTATTTTGAACATCAAATCTAATATCTTGACCAAATTCTCCCAAATTAACTATATTATTTGGTTTTAATAAATTAAAATTTTCTATTCCTTCAATATCATGCAATGATCCAATAACAAGAAATTCTATTTTTTTAGAAATATCTCCATTTTCGTATCCATATACTACATAATCCTTAAAATATAAATCTTTTCCAGAATCTATTGATTTTAAAACTCCAGTACATCCATAAAGTTGATTAACACTTTTGCTCTGATATGTAATTTCTTGACCATCACATACAAATACTCCTGAATTTTTAAATCCTACAGTTGAATCAACGATAATTGTTGATGCTCCTGCTTTAACAAAATCAGTAATCTTGGTTTTTGGAGTAATTACAAAATTACCTTCAATTAAATCATCATCACCATATCCATAAAATAAACCAATTTTATAAACTGTTTTATTATTTTTTGTTGATATATCTACTTTTGATATTGGACCTGAAAAACTCCCATCATTACTTTTTATTTGTTGACCAACTAATTTAAATGGATTTCCATTTTTTGTAATTAAATCACATACAACTACACTTCTACGCAAATATTCTGCATCGGATGGTTTTATTAAAAAATTCTCAAGGTTTATAATTTTTGGAGTTTCATTATATAATACTTTAAAAAGAATTTTTATTGATTCATCAGTTCCTTTAGATTGATAAAAAGATTTTATTTTTGAAATAAATGTATTGATATTTAAGTCTGGTGAAAATTCAAAATCTTCAAATCCTGGAGCAAAAATATACTTTAGTTTTTTATAAAATTCTTTTAAAAATAAAGAACTTAAATTGGTAACAACTGAATTAGATTTATGTAAACTTGCTTTAGATGAAGAAAAAATCAATTCTTCTGGATTTTGAGAATCATTAAAAGACGTTATTGCCGAAAATCCACGAGAACATCCTATAAAAGTATTATTATTAATTTCTTCATAAGTAATAATTTCATCATCAATTTTTAATAATCCATATTTTTTTGGAAACCCATTTGTCGATGAAACTGTTATTGATTTTGAATCTGCTGTTATATCAGATGATAAGTAAATTTCATCTAAAACTAATTTATCATTTAAATAATCGAAATTTAAATATTGATCTAAATTTTCTATTAAATCTGTTGGAGCACCTTCAAATTCCTGAGAAATATAATATTGACGTAAAAATTCTAAAAATTTAGGACTTTCTTCTAAAATAAATTCTGGTATTTGATTATCAATAATTTGATTTATTTTTATTCTGCTTTCAAAATTTGTCGATATCATATTACCTCGTTATTTTACCGTTTGAATAACTTGATGTTACTGGAAAATCAACTCCAGAAATTTGTTCGCCAGAAACAATAGTATCTCTTAGCATATTTATGTTATTTGAACTAGTGTTAACATCAAAAATAACATATAAATCTTTTAAACCTATAATATCATTAGATTCTGGATATGCTTGAACTTCTATTACACCATTATTTAAATCTGTTGATGTTATATTAATTGTATTAATTAATATTTCTCCTGTTTTATAATTAACAGTTCCGATTGATTTTTTAACTATTTGATAAGTCTTTAAATCTTCTAATGGTTTAACTATAGTTAAATCTCCAATATCGTTGGTTGTAGCAACATCAACAAAGAAGCATGTCCCAGTTTCACCTAAAATAGTAAATCCAGTACTTTTAATATTATATTTTCCAATTTCTTTATGAAATTGATTTCCAAAACACAATTCATATTGTGCAAAATTATTTAAAACGCAATTTAAGTTGCGTCTCATTTTAACTTTAGTAATGTTAGATGTTACGGATGAGTCAATATTATCAATTAATTGAACAACTTTACTATATCTAAATCTTCCTGCTATTTTTGTAGAATTTATAGATTTTGCATAAGATTCTAAAGATGTCAATACTTTTTCTTTTAATACAGAAGAATTTAAAATTCTATTTGGATTATAGTAAATAGAACTATCAATTTCAACATATAGAACTTTAAGATCCATTATGTGATGGTTTATTCCTATTACAGAATATTTTTGTATTTTTTTCAAAATATCACTTTTTGTAAAATCTGATAATTTATATGAATCTTTTGGTTTAATACTTATAAAAACATTACCATATTGAGGTGGATTCATAACTTCACCACCTATAACAGTTACTGCTTCAGCTTCTGGATAGATATACTTAATTATAGATTCATAATCAACCGAAGTAACTGCTCTATATTGAGAAGAGTATAATCTTGGAGCAAAATATTTAATAGAATCGATAGATTCTAAATCATTACCTCCAGTAGCTGAAGAAACTGTTGTTATTGAAATTGGTGATATAGGAGTTTTAATTTGATCTAGATTGTTTGTTAAAATTCCAGAAAAAGAAAATGAAGATGGACCATTTCCATTTTTTCCATCAGTAATTATATAACTAACATCTACTGTCGATCCTCCTTCTAATTTTTTTCCTAAAATGCCATCTCCAAATATAATTTGATATCTGTTATCCTCTATTTCTTGTATTAAATAAATCTCAGAAGAACTATTAAGTTCCGTAATATTATCAATCATATTATATTGAATACCATTTACTTTGACTACAATAGTACTGGTATCAATATTTGCATTATTTAAAATAAATTTAGAATTTGATGTAGAAATATCTGTAAATTGTTGAGTTACTAAATTTCCTTGATAAATTTCTACATTTGTAAAAGAAGCTATTGCTGAATCTGCATTAACTGTAGTAATTGCATTTTCTGGTATAGAAAATGCATATGAGCTGTTATCTGTTGGAGCAATACAAACTAAACCAGATTTGAGTATGAGTTGAGTTGGTGCAGTAACTGGAACTCCTAAATTGACGTCAAATGATATTACTGCTTTTGCACATCTTCTTGATCTAGGAACATAACCTACGTTTCTTGCTAATGAAACGACATTTTCTCTTATAGTTGCCGAATCTAAAAAAGATTCATTTGCAACCATATTTGCATTAAATGCAGTAATATAAGTATTATATGCTAAAATATCTATTAAAACAGAAAAATTAGATCCTTCGAAGTCAAAATCCGTAAAATTAGAATTTGCTCTAAGATAATCTTTTATTGATGTTTTGATTTCATCGAAATCTAAATTAGCAAATCTGGTAAAAGGCATTTTATCTAATTGCCTCTAAAATGTAGGTGAATATTTGTTTTGGTGTGTTTTCACCAATAATGTTAAAATAAACAATAATTTCAAAAGAATTTGAATCTGGATATGGTGTAACATCAACTTCAACATCAGTAACACGCGATTCAAAGTTGGATATTGCAATTTCAACATAACTTTTTAATATTGAAGCAGTACCAAAATCTATAAACTCAAATAAAGTAGGTCTTACCTCAGATCCAAATAAAGGATTAAAAAATCTTTCAGTTGGAATTGTTTGAATAATATTTTTGATTGATTTTTTAATTGCAATTTCATTAGTTAAAACGAGAATATCTTTGGTGACAGGATGCATGTCAAAAGACAAACTAATATCCTTAAATCCTTTTGATATTCTCGTTGTTGCCATTAACGTATTATGTTATATACTTTTTTTTATTTATATTAGGACCAGGGACGTCCGTAAATTGGTTCAGTTCCATAATCCCAGTCATCATAATCAACATCATTTCTTATTGATTTATGAGATACTTCAGATAGTTTGAATTTATTCTTTTCAATTTCATCATGCATGATTTCCTGAATTACTTTTTTCTTTTCTGGAAAGGAAATGTAATCAGTAACCAATTTTGTGGTGCCCCACATTTGGTGCATGTAATTTTGATCTCTATCAACTGGTAAATTTGACATTTTAGCTCCTGTTTTTTGTAAAAACAGAACTTTTTTTGGAAGGAGGTTGCTATCTCCCCTACCAGTATTTAACGATATAGGTATCTTAAGTTATAGTTGTCAGAATTTAAGTATTTTAACAGTTCAAGTGCAATTAATTTTGGATTTCCTTCACCACAAGTGTAAACATCTATTGCCAAACATCCATTTTCTGGCCAAGTATG